AACACCTAGAAAATAATTGTGTGTTGTAAGTTTCGTGTAAGTATTCTAGTTCAATATACAGGTTCAGACGGGTTTTTTGGAGATTAATATGAAAGAGATTTTAGGTGGTGTTTTTTTAGGTTTGTGTTTTAGTGTTCCTATGATTTTGTGGGCTTTTGGGTTTTTAGGTTAAGGAGATGACAATGAACTACGATTCTTGGTTAGAGCAACCATTTCAACAACAATGCCAGGCAGAAGAAGATTTCCATGAGCAACACGATGAGCTTATGAGAACTACTTATCGCATTGACAATATTGACAACTTCATGGAAGCGCTTAGTGACGAGATTCTCTACAAGAAGAAGGCAGAGATTGAAGATGCTTTGGCTAACAGAGACACTCACCAACTAGGTCGCATTATTTACTCAGAAGTCCTAGATTGGTTAGAAGTCATGGCAGAGCGAGAATTAACAGGTTGTAAGTAAGCAGTAAGAGTAATTTTTAATAATAGGGTTTTTAAAGGAGAAAGCATGAGCAAATATTTAGAACTTCGCAAAATAGATGTAAGTAGCCATATTGAGAAAAAGAATGGCCTGTCTTACTTATCATGGGCTTGGGCAGTTGATCAGTTGCTACAACAAGACCCATCTGCTACCTGGGAATACAAAGAACCAGCTAAATTTGGCGAGACCTTGATGGTGTTCTGCACAGTTAAAGCCTTTGGCAAAGAGATGACTGCACAGTTACCTGTTATGGACTATCGCAACAAAGCCATTCCTAACCCTGATGCTTTTGCAGTAAATACTGCTATGCAAAGAGCATTGGCTAAGGCAATCGCATTGCATGGTATCGGCCTGTATATCTATGCAGGAGAGGATATCCCATCTGAAGGCTCAGTGGATGCTACAGAGCTAGAAGAAATGATTGTGTTGTCTAAGGATATGGAAGAGTTAAAGAAGAACTTTGCCTATGCCTATAAGGTCGCACAGAAAGACAAAGAAGCGTTAGCCAAGATTAATCAAGCTAAAGAAGATAGAAAGGCACAGTTGCAATGACAGACAATGACATCAACCTTATTCGTCAAATGATGAACTCAGGTCGCTATCAAGCAGTCTATGACTTTATGCCTGATTACAACCTAGCCAAGTCTAAAGCGATTATCAAGGAAATGGGTGAGAAATGGTGTTGCCACCCATCTAATCAAGTAAAGCGATTAGCAGCACCACTAGAGATTTTGAAACAACACCAATCAACCATTTTAAGGAGAAGTAAGTGATTGACTATGATAAAGATTATGCGAATGTATGGATCAACTTGCAAGCAGAAGTAAGAATGTTGCATAATTACTGTCTCAAAGGCGAGTGGGCTACAGCAGAGAACTGCGCTAGAGAGTGTGCTAAATACTCTACTCAACTTGCAGAAATCTTAAAAGAGATGCAAGATGTTGATGATTAGTTTTGTTTTACTACTAGGGGTTTTAATCGGATTAGGTTTAGTAGCATTAATTTTATGGATAGGGAGTAGATAGTGGAACAAAGAACAGAAGAATGGTTTAAGGCAAGACTTGGCAAAGTAACTGCAAGTCGAGTCGCAGATGTCTTAGCCAAGACCAAAACAGGTGTTAGTGCTTCAAGAGCTAACTATCTTACAGAGCTAGTTGTTGAAAGACTAACAAACCAGCAAGCAGAGTTTTATACCAATGAAGCAATGCAATGGGGAACTGACACAGAACCCCAGGCAAGAATGGCCTATGAAGCTCATAAAAAGGTTTTGGTTGATGAAGTTGGTTTTATAGACCACCCATCTATCATTAACTTTGGATGCTCTCCTGATGGTCTTGTTGGCGATGATGGGTTGATTGAGATTAAATGCCCAAACTCAAAGACGGCCATAGAAACCATTCTAGCCAATAAAGCGCCTAGTAAATATATTCCTCAAATGCAAACACAGATGGCAGTTACAGGTAGAGCCTGGTGCGATTTTGTTTCATTTGATCCAAGGCTTCCTGAAGATTTGCAGTTGTTTGTTATCCGAGTTAATCGAGATGACGAATATATTGCCAATCTTGAGAAAGAAGTGTCTGCTTTTTTGCAAGAAGTAGACGAAACAGTAACTAAACTAAAGGGTTTAAAAGATGGCAATAACTAAGGAACTAGTAGCTAAAGCAGGTACTTACACTAACAAACAGGGCGAAGAAAAGACTCGCTACCTCAAAATTGGTGTCAAGATGGAAACTGACAAAGGCACGATGTACAAATTTGAGAGCCTACCATTGAATTTTGATGGCTGGGTGTATGAGCGAGATATGCAAGAAAAGGCAGTAGCAAAGCCTGTTGCAGAAATTTCTGAAGATGTACCATTTTAAGGAGTGACTATGAAAAAGCTATTAATTGGTATTTGGTTGGCAGCGTCAGCTAGTTTGGTTTATGCTAACTGTTCAACTCACACAGTAACTTCAGGTGGTCGCATGGTAACTTGCACGACCTGTTGTTATGGTGGTAACTGCACGACTAACTGTTATTAAAGATAAGGGCGAAAGCGGATGCTGTGCTACTAGGGATTCTTGGTAGATGCAACACAGACGCAGCGAGTAGCCCAAATTTATAGGGTTTATATGGCACTCAGTTTCAAAACAGATATGACTTTACAAAGACTTCAGAATGTAATTCTGATGCTCAAAGAGTCACCCAAGACAGCAAAGCAAATCAGGGATAAATTAGATTTGCATGAAGATATTTGTCGTGATTTGATGCGCTATTTAATGCAAGAAAAGCAAGTCTATATTTGCGACTATGTAGTAGAAAAGCACACCTGGTCTAGAGTCTATGCTCTTGGCGACCAGCCATCTGTAGACAAATCAAAGTATGTCGGCAGCTTAAAGAAAGAACAGGTCAGGAAAAGAGCAGAGCGAGACAAGATTAGATTCGCCAAGATGACTGAACTAGGCCTTCGCAGAGTCAAAAATCCTAAGCCTAGAGCGCCAAAGAAAGAGCGAGTCTATGTCGTTAAGCGACCAAAAAAGATTGAAGAAAAGAGCAATTTTAGTGATCTATTAAATGCTTGGTATGGAGATAGAAATGAAAAGAACTGTTGAAAGATTGTGGGATTCATTCATGGAAAAGATTAAGCAAAATATTGTTTGGCTATTAGTTGTATTTGCTATAGGCAATATTGTTGGCACTGGTACTGCTTACAACAATATCCAAGCAGACTGTTCAATAATCAAGACATTCAGGGTAGGCTCGACTGTCTATAGTTGCGAAAAAAAGTAACTATTCCACATCTGCGTAAGTGTGGATGGTGGAAATCATGCTTTAGGTAAATCTATGGATTTTGAGAACTTAATAACTTTTTTTGGAGTAGATGGAATGATTTGCCATTTGTGCTATGCTAAAGAACAGAAGCAATATAAAACTTACTGCCTAGACACAAGACAGTTTAGGCATGAAGGCGAAGATAGCTTTTTTGTAAGAAGAAAACACCAATGCTCGAATTGCAGAGAAACTTTTTATACAATAGAGAATTTAGAAGATGATGGACTTTAAGATGCCTGAAGAAGAATTACAAAAGATTAGAGAAGCGATTGATTACACAATGAAAAACTGGAGACCTGAACAAGATAAGAAAGAAGTAGAAGTTCCATTAGAAGGACAAAATCATTAAATGGGCTTAAATGTATACAAATGGGCTGGTACGATTCTGTGCTTAACTGGCATAGGATTGACTAGCCTAAATGTATACCCTTTAAACCTATTATTTGGGCTTGTAGGCTCTTTTCTTTGGACTATGGTAGGTGTGTATACCAAAGACCATGCTCTCTTTGTAGTGGAAGCTGTAGCGGTTGCTATGTATCTAGGTGGAATGATTAAGGTTGTTTCTTAAAGTTTATTTTGTGTAATATATGCTACAACTCTAAAGGGTCAAAGCCCATCTCCTGAGAAACCTTCTTAGCTCTGTTTCTGAAGGTTTTGTCGTGCTTTAGCCAAGCATCTGTGACTGTGCCATGCCTAGAGCAATGAATCATCTCATGCGCCATAGTGCGTATAACTGTGTCAAGATGACCGCAACGGGCAGCACTAATAGTAATAGTATGCTCGAAATCGCTACCATCGTCATATAGATAAGTCCCCATGCAGTCCATATCCTGAGTGACTTCAAATTTAATCTCGTCTGCATAGGGCATATTCCATTTATCAAAAGGTTCACAAATGCTCAACACTTCGTAGATTTCTTTCAAAATTACTGGTGTTAGCTTCATTTCTGACCCCTATACTTTGTAGACCTTACCCCTGAACTGCACAGTTCCTTCTTGTTCATTAAAGACCTGTACCAACTCAGGCATTAATAATTGACCTTGATGGAAGTTTAATATAGCGAATCCTGAGCGCCAATCTTTCGGATTATCTTCAGTATAGTCTATGAACTGCTCACCATGAGGATAAGCCAAGCACCCTGTTTGGACACCATATCGAGTTCCATTGTAATCCGTAAATGGCTCCACCTTTAATTGGTGGGTATGGCCTGTAACAATATTAGTCCCTGCAAAGGTTGTGTTATTTGACCCAGCATAACGACCACCCTTCCACCTGTGTTTAATCACAGTATGGTCATTAATCCAATATGACCAACAAGACTTCCATAGTGGGAAGTGGTCTTTTAGGGTAAACCCTGATACACCTTCATATTGTGGCGCTTGGGCAGCTAAGAATGTCTCGAATCGAGCATCGTGGTTTCCTAGAGTCCAAATGAAATTAGACTTGAACCTAGAAGCATCTTCAATCTGTGTTAGATGGTCTTTGACTGCTTCAAGCTCTTGTATAACTGTAGGCTTAGAATCCCATCCAATACGAGCATGGCGAGAAATCATAGCACCATCGAAAGCATCACCATTACAAACTATGACTTCAGGTTTTAATTCTTTAATAAAGTAAATCAAAGCTCTAAAAGCTGTCGTATAGTCTTGTGGGTAAAAGTGAGCATCTGAGAATACAAAGACTGTGGCATCGTCTAAAGCTATACCTCTACGAGCATTGACCCTTGTTTCTTCTAGTCTAGCTCTGACTTTGTTTTCTATTTCTTGCCTATCAAAATGGACTGATTTCCCTTGGAGATTTCTTGCTTCTAGGTGGATTCCCTTTTTCTCTAATCTACTTCTTCGAGCCTGTGTAGCTCTTACAGTCATATTTAAGAATTTGGCTACTGCAGTAGCACCACCTAATTCATTCCACAATCTTACGAATTCTTCATCGGTACATTTTTGCTCTGCCATGCGATTTCCTAGATGTAGTAAACCTAGTTATTATTATTGATTTTTAAGAGAAAAACAAGTTTCGCTCATCCTGTCTACGCATAGTTAAGCCACGCAAAACCTTACCACCAGCCTTGTTCCAGGTCAGTAGCTCATCCATTGCGCCTTCATAATCCTCTCGGTTGTACTTCATTCGGACTTGGCTTCTTTGCAGATTCCCTAGCCCGACATTGAAGGCAAAACTTGTTAGTGCATCTAAATGGCTTTGATTGTTTGCAGTATTTGGACATAGGCGAATCACTCCTGAAACAAATCTAGCTAAGTCTTGTTGAAGAATATCGTCTACTTCTTCCATAGACAAAGTTCTATCCCATCCATTAGGGATTGGCAAAGCCTTTCTCTGATCCATAGGGACTCTAGCATGAGTAGGGTCGATGACATGGCCAACACCTACAGTCCACAAGAGA